TTTCGGCTGATTTCATAAATTTAGTCAGCGTCGGTACTTGCCTTCCTTCAGGTAATGTATCGGCGCTGGCTATTTTTGTTTATTTCAGGTAATGAAAACGATATATAGTAGGGAATCATTCCGATTCCTCCCAAACATGGTTTGGTAATCTGCCGAAAGGCAAGGAGTAAGTACAATCATGGCAACAGATAACAGGTTCGTTGTAGAGCGCACTAATGTGCTCGCAAGCGATGTAACACTGGGCGTTTCATACGCCGCAGTTGATGATGGCGACTTTGGTTGGTATGGAATCGCAGGTCAAACCTACGAATTCAATGCCCGCATCGCCTACTCAGCAGCAGCAGCAACTGACGGAGCAGCGTTTTCAATCACTGCTGGTGCAACCCCAACAGCCGTTGCATTCGTTTCCGAATACAACACAGATTCAACAACGGTCGTTCGTACGGCTTGTGTCGCAGTTAACACCCCAGACCACGGTTCTGCTTCGGTAGCAATCGGAACTGGTTTGAACCAAGCATTCCTCCATGGTGTAATTACGCCATCGGCGGACGGCTTCATCGCAGTTAGTGGTATTGCAGAAAACGCATCATCCATTATTGCTAAGGGTGGTCTTTCGGTTCTGACATGGAAGCGCATTGACTTCCCATCAGCACCGTAATTAAATAACAAATCTTAACCAACCGTGCCATTACTCCATTTGGTGGCACGGTTGGTTTTGTTCTGAACGAAGGAGTTTTATGAACAAGCAATCAGTTTATGTTTCACAGATGCCAGCGGGTTGTGAGCGGGCAGGTACGACACAGGGTACGGAACAAGCGATGTTGATGCCAGCACACATTATGTCTGGCACAGAGTTGGCTCCTCCTAGCGGTATCGCATACGGTCACAGGAACCAATGCACGGCATCTAATAAGCATGGTGAACAATGCCAAGGGAACAAGATTGCTGGTGAAGAAATCTGTTTAGCGCATGTTCGTCAAAGAACTAAAAGAGAAGAAGATGTCGCAAAAAAAGTTGTTAAAGAAGTGATCACCACATCGGAATAGGAATGTAAATGCCAGCACCAGCGTCAACGCTTACTACGGGTCTTAATTCCTATTACCTTTTGCAACTTATTGAGAACTTGTCACAATTACAAATTGGCTACGATCAAAACACTGACGACATTGATCAAGACCTTGTTTTGCAGTTCATCAAAGAGGGCTATCAACGAATAGTTTCCCTTGATGGTCGCTACCCGTGGTTTCAAGCAACATACCAATTTGTTACTTTGCCTTCAATTAGAACATATGATGACGCATTTTCTTTAACAGCAACATGGTCACCGTATGTTCCTGTAGCACCAAACCCTAACGCGTTGAATTTGACAATTAGCAACATTAGAGAAGTTATTAGCGTCACAAACAACACAAACGCTGGCAACGAATGCATATACATTGACCAATTCAAGGCTGAAAGCACATGGGTTGGTACCAACGATCAACCAGACATTCCTGCATATTGGTCTTTGTGGGGCAACCAAATCAATCTTTGGCCGAAACCAAACGATACTGAATATCAGATAACGATTCGTGGTTACCGTAACCCATCGTTCTCATGGTTAACTGATTCGTCTAACTCTTCATCTACTGACTATGTGGATCTTGATCCTGAGTTCCACATGATGCTTGTGAACTTTACGCTTGCCCGTATTTTCCAATTCCAAGAAGACCCTGAGATGGCTTCTGTTTATATGAACCATTACAACTCGGGTGTAACTATTGCTAAAGCCAATTTGACTGCACCTAACTCTAATCAGCCGTTGATTATGAGCGGAGGGTTCCAACTTAACGGTGCTGCTAACACTGCTTATGGTTACGGTTATGGGCAGGCAGGGATTTTGGTTCAGCCGGGTAGTCCTTCGCCTATTGGTAGAATGTATTAATCAATGGCGGCTATTGATGTTAAGCAGGTTTTTGATTTTACTGGTGGCATAAACTTTCGTGCTGATCAGTTTCAATTAAAAGAAAACGAATCCCCTGGGATGCTCAATGTTGAAATTGACCCTCGTGGTGGTGTGTTTAGCCGTGCGGGTTATCAAACAAAACATACAACTGCTGTAGTTTCGTCGGGTGCCGTTTGGAAACCTAAGGGATTGTTCAACTATCAGTATCCGAGCGCCCCACAAATTTTGTTGACAACGGGTAAGAGTGGTGCTACTGACGGCAAAATTTATCGTTCAACGGGCGGTAACTTCACCAAAATTGCTGCTGATGCTTTCAACGATGTCAATGTTAAAAGCACTAACGGTGCTTCTATTACACAATGGGAAGACAGCGTTTATTTCGCTATTGGTAAAACCGCAACATATATGTACAGTTGGACTGCTGGCGATACTTATGCCACACAGTTGACTGCTTCAGGTCCGACTTGGCAACCATATGAAATTCCTGCTTTAACCCCGTATATGCCTAGGGCTGAACTTGTTTTGGCTCACGCAAACAAATTGTTTGTAGCAAACACTTACGAAGACGGAACTTCTTACCCAAACCGTTTGCGTTGGTCGCATGAGAATTTGCCGGGTTCGTGGTATCAGCAGGACTATATTGACATTATTGCTGGCGGTGAAGGTATCCGTGGAATCCAAATAGTTGACGGTCAGTTACTTATTTTTAAACCTAAAGCAATATATTTGTTGATGGGTTATGACGCTGATTCTTTTCAGTTAGTTGAATTGTCAAAGGTGTTGGGGATTGATTATCCTCAGCAGGCTGTTGCAGGTAGTGGTGGCGTTTACTTCTTTGATTACCCTAACGGTCTATTTTTTTATGATCGCAACGGCATTCAAGACATTTTTGAGCGTATTCGCCCAATTATTTTGAACAACGAAGTTAACTCGTCATACACTTTTGATATTACTTTGTCGTTTGTTCGTAACCGTTTATGGGTTTCTATGCCTTACGCGCCTTCAAGCCAATCTACCCCACCTGAGTATCCGAGTGTCAATTTTATTTTTGATCCAACGATTGGTGCCCGTGGTTCGTACACCATGTTTCAAACCGCTGAATGGTTTGACCCGTTGATTGCTTCACCAGACGATGACCTTATTGGTGGTTTTGGTTTGGTGTGTGGTGTTGATTGGCGTGACGCTAACGATGATCCGTTTTATTTGATGGTTTCTCCGTATGAGGACTATGCGTATGTGATGTATGTTGACGACTATACAAACACTTTGGATGATTTCCCTGCCACTTTTAACGGCAAATATCAAACCAACTATTTGACAGCATGGTTTGATGACAACCGTTATGTGCAACTTAAATCGTTTATTCGCCCATATTTTGTGTTGAAAGAAGTTTCTCAACCAACGGTGATTCGTTTGGGTATCTACAAAAACTATGATGAAACCACACAATCGGGTGGTACAAAAACTATTTCGTTGACACCTCTAATTTCGGGTGCTACTTATTCAACGACAGGTTCTGGTGGTGTGTACGGGACAGCGATTTACGGTGTGAATACTGTTGGTTCCGCAATCAAACGAAAAGGTATAGCCCCGCTTGGTAGAGGATATGCGGTGCAACTTAAGTTTATGGGACCTGATCAAACAACAGATTCCGTGGCTAGTCCCGGCAGGAAATGGGGATTGAATAGTATCGGTTATAAATTCAAACGCAGAAAAATCAGAGGAACCTAATCATGGCAACAGTATCTATCCCTTATTCCTTTAGCAACGGTGCGGCAATTGTCGCATCGGAACATAACGCTAACTGGGATTCTATTTCGGCGTTCGTTAACGCTTTGTCGGCAGGTAACAACTTTGATACTGGTGCTATTGCTTCAGCGGATATTGCTGATGGTTCTATCACTACAGCAAAACTTGCTACTTCGTTGACTTTGACAACGCCTGCTCTTGGTGTGGCTACGGCTACAAGTTTGAATGTTTCAGGTAACATCGTTTATCACACAGGTACTTCAGCACAAACAGCAACATACACTTTGACATTGACAGATGACTCAAAGATCGTTGAAATTTCTAACGCAAGTGCAGTGAACTTGAATGTTCCTTTGAACTCAACTATTGCTTTCCCAATTGGTACTTCAATTACAGTTCTGCAAACAGGTGCAGGTCAAATCACTGTCGTTCCTGTTAGTGGTGTGACTATCAACGCAACTCCTGGCTTGAAGATACGCACACAATGGTCTGCTGCGACACTGCTTAAACGAGCAGAAAACACTTGGGTTCTCCTTGGAGACTTGAGCGCTTAATGCCGTTATTTATTGGAGCA